CTTAACACGCGGCTATCAACGATTAGTACGCAAATGCAAACAATTCTGGAACAGCAGAAAGAACTTCTGGACTTACGTTCTAAAGTTGAAAAGTCGAGTACAATTACGGATCAAATCGGCGATAAGCTGGATGTCTACCAGACGGAGATAGACGACATCTGGAAGGCTTATGACAGCCTTGCCAGCAATCCATTAAACTAAGGATTACACATGATACAATCATTGATAAGCCCTGTTGCTGGGCTACTAGATAAATTTATCCCTGATAAAGACCAAGCGGCGGCACTCGCTCATGAGATTGCAACGATGTCCGAGAAACATGCACAGGAACTTTCACTAGCACAGCTTTCAGTCAACAAAGAGGAAGCTAAAGGTAACTGGTTTCAGTCGAGTTGGAGACCAGCTGTTGCCTGGATCTGTGTTCTAGGGATGGCAGTAAACTTCCTAATATCACCCCTACTTGCTCCACTTGGGGTAGTTGTCCCACAAGCTGACACATCAGTTATGATGCCAGTTCTTATGGGTATGCTTGGGCTTGGTGGTTTACGCAGCTTTGAAAAGGTTAAAAAGGTGAACAAATGAAGAGTAACTTTGATAAGTGTCTAGCAATGCTTCTGGAACATGAAGGTGGTTTCACAGCTGACAAACGTGACAAAGGTAACGCTGGTGATGGACATGGCAACCAAGGCTCAACGATGCTTGGTGTCACTTCAAGAGTATACGCTGACTGGACAGGTAAGCCAGCACCTATAGAAGTCATGGAGGCACTTACGCCTGATGATGTTGCCCCGATATACAAGAAGAACTACTGGGATCGAGTTAAAGGCGACCAGCTTCCATCTGGTGTAGACTGGTGTGCATTCGACTGGGCTGTGAACAGTGGTTCGGGTCGCCCTGCCAAGGCTATTCAAAGAGCAGTAGGTGCTACACAAGATGGAGCTATAGGTAATCAGACGCTTGGCTTAGTTGCTGAGAAAGACCCTAAGTTCATCATTGATTACGTCTATACAGTCAGACAGGCATTTTATGAGGGCTTAGATGACTATAAGCATTTCGGTAGAGGATGGAGTAGAAGGAACACTGAGACACTTCACCAGGCTATGAAAATGGTTGATTAACAGCATGAAACACAGATCAATGTCACATCGGCATATCGATCTGTGTTTTTTCGACAATCGGTGTCACGACTGTTTACATCGGTGTCACAATAGTATATCCGTTGACTACGGGCCATGTGCCAGTGACGTCAGGAGTAGGCAGCGGATTGCAAATCCGTGTACACCGGTTCGATTCCGGTACTCGCCTCCAGCTCTTAGTGTCATCGGATTTTCATCGGCCCATAACTCAAAATGGGAGACGAACTATGACTACTACTACTACTAATCATACGCTGCTAAGTTTCTTGTCCAGCAATGGACATCGGGTTTGGCACGGTAAACATCTTACTGAAAGCACTAATAAGGTAATGCGTTTCTGCGACTATGCAGACTTTGGCACCAGGAGCATTGATAGCTTTGTGCCAGAAGACATGTACTTGTTTAGTGACCATCTGTTAGAAACAGGCGTCTGTAAGAACACTGTAAATCACTATTTTGCCGCTGTATCTTCACTATTGAAGTACGCACACGATATGCGAGTTATTGAGCAGTTTCAAATACCACGAATCAAATGGCACAAGGTCAAATCAGGTAGGCCACGTTTTATGTCTAAAGAAGAACTACACGCTCTGAACGAGTTTTTCCTAGGACATGAGAACAGCTGGATGGCAGACTTTGCTACACTAGCTGTACAAACTGGGATGCGTCTTGGGGAGATCTTGAAGATCACACCAGGTGACTACCACATGAATGCAAACGGCAAACACATTGTGGATCTAAAAGATACTAAAAATGGTGATGATCGCCGTGTTTTCTTGAATCGTAGTGCCTTTGATGCGTTGTGCAGTTTGGACTTTGAACCAGGTAAATACTATAGCCACCGTAAGTTTTATGACACATGGGGTGAGGCTCGTCGTAGGATTGCACCTGGTGATAAGTTGTTTGTGTTCCACTGCTTACGGCACACAACGGCTACAGCGTTGGCATCAGCCCACTACAACACAGCTATTATTGCACAAATATTGGGACACCGTAGTCTCGCAACGACTGCTAGGTATATTCATACTGAAGAAAAGACAGTTGAGAATGCAATGGATAGCTTATTATGAAAAATCTATTTAATCGCCTGGCATCACCTCTGTTTTGGGCAGACTTTACACTCATATTGGCAATGATCATTACAGTATTGATTGTTGTAAACGGTTATTACTAACAAAAAGTATGTCACAGAAGCGGTATATGCTGTGTCGCTTCTGTACTGCGAATCATTGACTCATAATAAAACTAAGTAACACAATGATAATATAAGAACATAAAATACTAATAAATTATAACAAAAATGCATAACAAAAGGGAGAATAAAAAATGAAAGAACAACCTAACACACTAGATGTAAAAACAATGTTTTGGTGTAATATGTTGAAGATAATACAGGCTTTAAACCAATCTAATGGGGGGCACTCAAGGCCAGTCTCTTCTTGGTGCAACACTTATACAGGTCCACCCCTTGTTTCTATGGCTCTAGACCTTCTGTCCACCCTACAGAGTACACAAGGGAGAACAAAAGTATGAGCAGAGTAGTAACTAATGAAGAACTTGTGAATAAACAGGTCGCACTAGAAAGACAAATGATAGACAACGGTGAAAAAAGGTTCACTAAGAGATCAAACGCTCTAAAGTCAGCATCATTAAAAAACGAACCCCACAAACTTATAACTAAAGCACTACCGGCAGTAGCCGCAGAACTTACAAAGGTCTTTGAGACTGAAGAAGCAAAGTTCAACTGCGGTGGTACAAAAGGACGTGTGTTTGATTGGTATAGAGACGTGGTGGGTGTAGACATAGACACATTAGCCTACATAGGTCTAAACATGTGTTTCGATAGTATACTGAAGTTTGCATCTCAAACTACGACTATGACATCTATTGGTCGCAGAGTAGAACTAGAGAACTGGGCGCTAGGTTTAAAAGACTACGACCCTAAACTGTCTAAACGTATAGAGACTAAAGTTACGAAGGATCATACCTCTCAGCGCTACCGAATTAAAGCCGCAAGGATCATAGCAAACAAAGGTGGCTATAAACCCGAGAAGTGGGAAGCACCTAGGTGTACTAAAGTAGGCAGCTGTATACTCAATGCTGTCTTAAAGGCGTCTGACCTCTTTATGGTCTTTGATGCAGACCCAAATCCAGTGACTGTAGTCAAAGTTAAAGGAGAGGTAGTTAGAGGCAAAGACGGCAAGGCTCAAGTCAAAAAGAAAACTAAGTGGTGCATAGGTCTAACAGATGAAGCTAGAGAGGAGCTGAAGACACTAGAGATCGATGCGTCTTGGGCAGAGCCTATGTATGGCCCAATGATCGTACCACCAAAGCCTTGGACGTCTTTTGACACTGGTTGCTACTATGACCCTGCCCTAGCCGGCTCTGTGTCTCTTGTTCGTGGTGCCTGTAAAGAACAAAAGGATGCTATAGATAGACACTTCGTCAACTATGTAGAGCCTGGTTATGTCAAAGCACTAAATGCCATACAAGCTACACCACTGAAAATCAATGAAGGTGTCTTGGACGCATTGTCTTGGGTACAAGATGAGATCAAAAGTGGTAGGCAATTAGACAAAGGGATGCTCGATGATTTCCCAATTATCGTAGATCCACAGCTGCCGATAGTGCCAGAGAACCTCATGGAAATGGATGCAGATATCATTGAAGAGATCTTTGCAGAGCGAAAAGAACACCACTTGAAGCTACGTGAAGCTGATGCGTCTCGAGAAAACTTACGTGTGGTCATTAAGACGGCAAATGAGATGAATGAGTACGAGCAGTTCTACCTTCCTTGGAACTTTTGTTGGAGATCCAGGATGTACCCTATTTCTACGTTTAACTACCATCGTGACGACCACGTAAAAGCATTGTTTTCACTAGCAAACGGTAAGAAAGCCACCGCAGAAAATCGTGGATGGGTTATGGTGGCTGTGGCAAACACCGGAGCATTTGATGGCATTGATAAGAAGTGCCTTGATGAGAGGATTGCATGGGTAGATGATAACCACCTCATGATTATGGAAGTTGCAAAGGATTACAAAGGTACATTTGATCACTGGTCTGCCGCAGACAAGCCGTTTCAATATTTGGCTGCTTGCCAAGATTATGCTGACATGATTACTCAAGGTGATGATTGGGTAGCTTACCTACCGGTCGGGATGGATGCTACAAACTCTGGCACCCAGATTTACTCAGCTCTGTCACTAGACACTGAGGACGGACGTAAAACAAACTTGATACCAATGCCTGATTGTCAGGACGTTTACTCTGATGTTGCAAAACAGACAGTCAGTGTCCTTAACCAAAGACGCAAAGAAGGCTGTGCAACTGCTGGTCTTTGGTTAGACTTTGGTGTTGGTCGTAAACAGGTCAAAACTAATACAATGACCTACGGTTACTCCAGTGTTGTAGCAGGGTTCACTGATCAATTGGTAACGCAGATCATGGTTCCTCTGCGTAGGGTTGTTGCAAAGCACAACATTGCTAATCCAGGTAAACTCATGAAGCACCACTTTGGCACACGAAGGCAACAAGGCACCAACGCAAGATACCTAGCTGAGATCAACTACAACTCTGTGCAGAACGTTACAAAGTCCGTAGCGGTGGGCATGGAGTTCTTACAAGGGATGACAGATGCAGTTGCTTCAGAAGGTAAATCTGTACGTTGGCAGACACCGTCTGGGTTTCCAGTGGTGATGTCGTACACTAAGTGGACAAAGAAGAAGACTAAAGTCTACTTGTGGGATCGTAAAGTAAAAGCGCTTGTACGAAAGCAAGTGACAACGCGAGAGCCAAACCCCTACCAAATAGATAAGCGTAAAATGAGGGCGGCTGTGGCAGCTAACTATGTGCATTCACTTGACGCAAGTCTTATGCAGAACACAGTTCTCTTGTGTCTTAATAATGGCATTACGGATTATTTTATGATTCATGATTCATTTGCTACAACAGTCCAGGATACTTGGACTATGTACCACTGTATCCGACACTCGTTTGTTGCAACCTTTGAAGACACATGCTTGTACGCAGAGTTTGAAAAGCACATACGACAGCGCCTAGCAAACCCAGAGCAGAAACTGCCGGCAATCCCTGTAAAAGGTAACTTGGATCTAAATGGCGTCTTAGAAAGTGAGTATTGCTTTAGTTAGCGACCTTCTGTCCACCCTATAGAGATTACAAAAAAGGAGCCATAGATTGCACCCAAGAGAGAAGGTCTTGGGGTTAATAGAATACCACAAATTACGTGGTGAACAAATCCCTCAAAGCACCCTGGAACTAGCCAAGTTCTGGGGTGTTTCCGTTTCAGAACATCAAAATAATACTAACAAGGAGAATAAAGAAGATGGCAAAAGCAAAGATTGAATTTCATACACCTATTGGTCGAGCAAAGTATGCCTGGTTAAACGAGAGAGACACAGCTTACTCAGCGGAAGGTGTCTATAGCTGTATGCTTATCTGTGACCCAAAAGAGGCCAAGCCACTATTGGACAGCATCAAAAACCTTCGTGAAGAAGAGTTTGGCACCAAAGCAAAAGTATCAGTGCCTATTCTTACAGATGAAGAAACTGGCGAGACTATATTTAAACTAAAGAGTAAGTTTGAGCCTAAGTGCTGCGACAGCGCCGGTCAGTACATACCACATGAAAAGCTACCAAAGCTATATGGCGGCTCACGTCTTAAATTAGGTGGCGTTGCAGTGTGCTATGAACGCAACGGTAACAAAGGTATTTCACTTAGCCTTAACAGTGTCCAGGTCATCGAGCCAGTATCAGGTGGCGACGGTGGTGGCATGGCGTTTGCACCAGTTGAAGGGGGCTTTATTACAGCTGCTGATGAAGTGGTAATCAACGGCCACGCTTCCTTAGAAGCTGCTGAAGATACTGAGAACACGATCGACTATGACTTCTAATAAAGGAAGATACTCAGCTACTCGTCGTCGGGCCATACAGCACGGTTACAGGTCTGGGTTTGAAGAGGCGGCTAGTAAACAGATCACAGATGCTGGGCTGCCGCTACTTTTTGAAACTGATAAGATTGAGTTTGTCTGGCCATCACGCAATGCAAAGTACACGCCAGATTTCAAACTACCGAAGCCTGGTGGTTATTACTATGTCGAAACCAAAGGGTTTTGGTCAGTTTCTGACAGATCTAAAGCGTGTCTATTGTACAAGCAACATCCCGATATGGATCTACGTTATGTGTTTCAGAACTGGAATACTAAGATCTACAAAGGAAGCCCAACGACATACAAGATGTTTGCTGAGAAGCAGGGCTTTACGCTTGCTAATAAAGAAATACCACAAGAGTGGATAGATGAGAGCCTATCCGCATTGCTCTAGTGGCTTAGGCCGCGCAGCTTATTAATGGTTGCGCGGCCTTTTTAGTTTTAGGGAGACACATGTAACCATGACATTATTAAACAATGAACCACAACAAAAACACGAAGACAGTGAGTTTGTTTCAAGACTACCATGTGATGCATGTGGGAGCCGCGACAACGCAGCATTATTCACTGATGGCCACACCTACTGTTTTGGCTGCCAGGCATATTCATCTGGTGGTGAAGGTGGTGGCAGTAAAACTATTGCTACTCCACAACAGCCTCACCACCACAGTAACCTACTCACTGGTGAATACGTTGATTTGAGAGCACGTAAGCTGACCGCTGAGACGTGTCGCAAGTTTGGATACATGGTTGCAACACACAAAGGCCACGCAGTCCAGGCGGCGTCTTATAGGGACGCTAGTGGGGCTATCTGTGCACAGAAGATACGAACCAAAGATAAGAACTTTAGTATCCTTGGTGAAGCAAAGAAAATGACCCTGTTTGGTAGCCATCTCTGGACGTCTGGCAAGAAGATCGTTTTGTGTACTGGGGAACTGGATTGCATGTCTATATCCCAGATCCAAGGCCACAAGTGGGCAACGTGCAGTATCCCTAATGGAGATACATCAGCACGTAAGTCTGTGCTTGCCAGCTACGACTACTTGATGAATTTCCAGGAGATTGTCCTGTTGTTTGACCAAGACGAAAGTGGTCAGAAAGCAGCGATTGAAGTAGCTGAAGCACTGCCTGTAGGCCGTGTGTCTATTGGCACCCTGCCATACAAAGATGCAAATGAGTGCCTGGTCAAAGGTGCATCAGGTGAAGTCATCAACGCTATATTCCAGGCAAAGGCCTACAGACCAGACGGCATACTGTCACCCGATGACCTACGTGAAAGTATAAACCAGGTAGACGCTATGTCCGCTGTTCACTTCCCTTACGAGCGATTAAACACCATGTGCAAAGGCGTGGAGAAACCAGCGCTGATAACTATAGCGGCTGGATCTGGGGTCGGCAAATCGACTTTGGTACGAGAGTTTGCGTACAGCTTCATGATGCAAGGTGAAAACGTAGGTCTACTACTGCTAGAGGAAACACCAAAGAGATCTGCCCAAGGCCTGGTCGGTTTACATATGAACAAGAATATCACAATTGACCCTGATGCAGCTACGCCAGATGAAATTGCAGATGCTTATGACGACTTACTGAGTAAAGGGGGTAAGTTCTATTTGCTAGATCACTTTGGCTCAACGGCCATGCAAGACATCAGCAACAAGATTACATATATGCACAAGGCGCTGGGCTGTAACATTATTATACTTGATCACATATCGCTCTTGGTCAGTGGTCTGACAGGTAAGGTTACTGACGAGAGACGCCTGGTAGATGACATAGTACACCACCTACGCACAACGATTGTCCAAGAGCTGGGTATCACCTTGTTTATGGTGTCTCACCTCAAACGCCCATCTGATTCCAAGGGCCACGAAGGGGGCGCGAAGGTTCGATTGTCTGAACTACGGTCGAGCCACTCAATTGCACAACTATCTGATTTCTGCATTGGACTACAGGTTGATGAAGACGACCCAACCAGTGGCATCAGAGAACTTGTAGTCCTCAAAAACAGAAAGACCGGCGAGTGTGGTTACGCCGGTACTCTACAATACGACCGGTCTACTAGTCGGCTAATCGATGCCGACACATTCAGCGCGTTTTAAGCACCACCACAACATCTAACAAATCGAAAACACAATAAAGGAGACTAACATGGGAACGATAATCCCTGCTGGTCGTGGCACAGCTGCGACTTCTGAATACGCTTATGCAAACACTGACGCCGATAAGAACACCAGATTGGTCTTATCAACAATCGCCGCTTACGGATCTACCGGATGCATAAGTGACCAAATCCAAAAATCATTGAAGACCATGCCATATGGCAGCGTAACTAATCACTTCCGAGAGTTGATCAACAAAGGTCACATTGAAGTCATAGGTAAAAGGCGCGGTTTATCTGGGCGACCCCAGCGCGTTTACACAATTACACCATCAGGAAAAACAAGGGTGCAAGAGCAGCACCAGGGAGAACTACAGCTATGAATACAGCAAGAATAAACTCTACAGGTTTACATCATTATACCATGAATGAATACCAGGCAGACGCTGCTGAAACTATGATCTATAAGCACAAAGTTATATACAGCAGTCTAGGTCTGGCCAATGAGTCAGGTGAGGTGCTTGGTAAAATAAAGAAACTATTGCGTGACGACGATGTCAGCTTCACTGGTTTCAATACAATATCAAACGAAAAGAAAGCAGAGATTGCTGACGAACTTGGTGATGTACTATGGTACCTTGCTGCATTGGCTCGTGACCTCAACCTTTCGTTAAATGACATTGCTGCAATTAACCTGGAGAAACTCAAGTCACGCAAGAAGCGTGGTGTCCTGGGTGGCTCTGGTGACAAGCGATGAAGTATGGCTCAGTTTGCTCCGGAGTGGAAGCAGCCACAGTAGCTTGGCACGATCTAGGGTTTGAACCTCAGTGGTTCAGTGAAATTGATGCCTTTCCAAGTGCAGTTTTACAGCATCATTACCCTACTATCCCAAATCATGGTGACATGACTAAATTTAAAGAATGGAACACAGATGAACAAACAATTGACCTTCTTGTTGGCGGAACCCCCTGCCAATCTTTCAGCGTCGCCGGTCTTAGGCAAGGACTTGAAGACCCAAGAGGCAACCTCATGCTCACCTATCTTGCAATGGCTGAACAACTTAAACCCAAGTGGCTTGTTTGGGAAAA